CTTATCAGAGACATCAGAAAACTCGGATGCCGAGTCGATCAAATTGGAAAATCCGCTTGGACGATTACACCGAGCGAGGAGAGCCGAGGTAGTTGCCTACTCGTTAGTTCAGAGGGCAACCAACGAAAGAAACCCAGTCGCTATGCGAGCCGCAGTTCAAGGATGGGGCGAAGCAAAAAAGCGAGTCGCAGAAGCCGAAATGGAACACGCCCGATTCGAGGAAGTAACCAGAGTGCTAGTGAGAATGGACGAGGTTCGAGAAGTGTTCGGCAAGTGGTTGGGAGCAATTAGAAACCTAATGGACGCTATGCCTTCGAGCTTGGCGGCCAGAGCAAACCCAAGCGACCCAGAGTGTGCTAAAAGAGCTATCCAAGAGGGCATCGATCAAATTTTTGTTACAATTCAAAAAGCAGAAGGAGCATTCAAATGAACGAGTGCTTTATTGTTTTGCTGGTAGCAATCGCAATCCTTGGCATAGTGCTTCCATTCTTTGATAGATGAAACGCTACTCACACCACCTAAACCTTCAAACCATAGATATTTTATGGCATCTTATTGGCAAAGAAGGAATGAAAGAGAAGTTTATCGAGGTTGCAAAAGCCAATGGAGAGCTTGAGCATACGGCCAAAGACCTTTTTATTGATACGCAAGAATCGCTAAAATTTTATTATTATGAATTATTCAAACGACTTCCAGAATATAAAAGGCTAGTAGTTGAAGAATGAAACGCACACCCATTAAACGCAAAACCCCACTCAAGCGAGGTGGAAAACTACGCCGAGTATCTGCAAAGAGAAAAGGCCAAAATGAAGTCTATAAAGATGTTCGAGAGAAGTTCTTAACCAACAATCCAGTTTGCCAAGTGTGCCGTTGCAAGATGGCAAGTCAAGTTCACCATAGGCGAGGAAGGTTCGGGGATAGGCTAAATGAAGTTGAGTTCTTCTTGGCAGTGTGCTTTGAGTGTCATCACAAAATTCATCATAACCCCGCTTGGGCATACGCAAAAGATTATCTGGTTAAGAGATGAACCAGATCGATGAGGCCAAGAACTTCGCTCGTCTTTTATTTGAGCCAAGGGAACAACTCTCAATCCCAGAGTGGGCAGAGAAAAACCTCACACTTTCGGCAAGAGTAACGAACATACCCGGAGCGTACTCGACAACCCTCACGCCCTATGTCCGTGAACCGCTAGAGGCTTTTGGTGATGATTCGATTCGTAGGGTGGTACTGGTATGGGGGGCACAAACAAGCAAGACCACAACGATTCTAGCTGGCCTAGCGTATCGAATAGCAGAGCGACCCTGCCCCGCCTTGTGGGTAATGCCTAGCGAGCATTTAGCCAGATCATTTACAGAAACTAGGTGGTTGCCAATGATTGACGATTGCCCAGCCCTAGCCAAAGAGAAACCAGACAACACGGACAAAATTAAAATCCTAGAGCAACACTTCAAACGATGCTCGGTCTGGTGGGCTGGCACAAGCCCCTCGGCTCTTTCTAGTCGCTCGATTGCGTTGCTTTGTATGGATGAGGTCGATAAGTTCCCAGAGCAAGCGGGGTCTGGACGAGAGGCGAACCCAGTTCAACTTGCAGAGGCTAGAGTCAGCACCTACCCAAACCATCTCATCATAGCAACCAGCACCCCGACAACTGCCGACTCAATCATTTGGAGCGAGTGGCAAAAAGGGGATATGCGTTTCTACTTTGTTCCTTGTCCTCATTGTGGGCATAAGCAGAAGCTGGTCTGGGGGCAAGTGAAGTGGGATGAGTCAGCAAAGATTGAGGATGGGGTTTATGATTTTAAGCTGGTGAAATCCTCAACCTACTACGAGTGCGAGGGGTGCAAAGAAAAGATTACAGATGGACAGAAAACCAAGATGCTTCGAGAGGGCGAGTGGAGGGCAACCAATCTAAAGGGCGAACCAGCCAGACGCTCTTATCATCTCAACGGCCTCTATGCCCCTTGGGTATCCTTCGGAAGTTTGGCGGTGAAGTTCTTGCAAGACAAGCACAATGGAATCATAGGGCTACAAGACTTTGTGAACCGAGTTCTAGCCGAGCCTTGGATGGAACACGAATCAGAGAAGATGGAGATTGTGGCGGGTGACTACAAGATGGGCGAGGTTCGGATGGGTGAGAAGCTGATTATGGCTTGCGACATCCAAGAGGCTGGGGGCTTTCACGCTTGGTGCGTTGTTCGTGCTTGGGATTTAGAAGGTAGATCAAGGCTAGTGTGGGCAGGGCGGTTGGAAACTTGGGGAGACATTAAGGCAAAAGCCGATGAGTTTGGGGTAGAATCGAAGTGCGTTTTCTGTGACAGCGGTGACCAGACTAGAGAGGTCTATCTTCATTGTTGTAAATGGGGCTTTATGGCGTTGGTAGGTTCAGACCGAACTAGCTTCTCTGAAATTGTAGATGATCGAAAGCTCCAACGCCCCTACGCTCGAATCGCCAATGGAGACCCCTTTAGCGGTAAGGCAGTTCAATCCAAGGCAGGGTGGAAGTGGAAGTTCTGCCCAGTTTGGCGATGGTCGAATCCATCTATCAAAGACATCCTATCGAATCTCTTAAAAGAACCCGGCTACATAGCCCTAGACACCCCCGATGTTTGGCGGGTGCATATTGAAGCAGAGGTGAAGGTGCGAGTAAAAAACCCTATGACTGGAAGGGAACGACTTGTCTGGAAGCAGATAGGGAAGAATAATCATTTGCTGGATTGCGAGTGTATGGCAATCGTGGGTGCGGCCTTATATGGTCGATTGAAAGTCTCCCCTGCAAGTTTGACAGAAAGTGAGTTTGATAATGGCGAAGGGTGATTTCATTGGGCTACCCCTTGCCACCTTAACCTCCTTGCGTGATAAGTATGTTACTTGTCTTGAGGCGATTGCGGTGGCGGGTTCAAGCTATTCGATAGCTGGTCGTTCGTTTTCAAGAGCGAATCTCGGTGAGGTAAGAGATACGATTGCGGAATTGACCCTAGCCATTCAGTCTGCTAATGGTACTCGTATCCGCACAACTTACACAAAGTTCTCGTGAAAAAAGCTCAACTAAATTTAATCGATAAAGCCGTTGCTTTTCTGAACCCGCAAGGGGCAGTTAATCGGATGATTGCACGACAAAAGCTCGTCAACTTCTCTTACGATGCAGTTAAATATACAAGGGAGCGAAAAGGGCCGAGTGCCCTTTCTGGTGCGGAAGATTATCACTCTAATTATGACCGAGTAGAATTGATGAAGAGGGCGAGGGACTTGGCAGAGAATGTTGGCCTTGTTCGCTCAATCCTAATGAAGTTCGCCAGCCATACCGCCGCAAACATTTCCTACCAAGCCAGAACCGAGAACCCCGAAGTCAATACCGAGGTCGAGGCATATTGGGCAGAGTGGTGGGACAAGTGCGATCTAACCACAAGGCATACTGGCTCAACGCTTATGCAAGTGGCGATGATGTCGATGCTACGAGACGGCGATTTTTTGATAGTCCTCGTGAGAGACAAGGATGGCAATCTAAAGATTCAAGGCATTGAGGCAGATAGGTTGGGAGACCCATTCAAGGTTTATACGAGCCTAGATTTGATTGGTGGAATCCATATTGATCGAGATACTGGTGCTCCAAGTGCCTACGATATTTATAATCGAAGCATCGGGGATTTCTATACTTACCAGACAACCATCCCCTCAAGCCAAGCGTTTCACTTGTTCGACCCGCTCCGCATTGACCAGTACCGAGGAATCTCCGCTTTCCATACCGCAATCAATGATGCACAAGACATATACGATATAATTAATTTCGAGAAGATGGCCGCAAAGAACGCAAGCTCACAAGCTGGCATCGTGAAGAGGAATAACAACAATGCCTCCGATCTCTCCTCGCTGACAAACGATGAAGACCTCAATGGCAACACGATTAAGCTAGAGGCGATTGAGTCTGGAAAAATCTCTTACCTAGAACCCGGTGAGGACATCGTGTTCCCAGATGGGCCGAGCCGTCCATCTGGTGCTTTTGCCGAGTTCCATAAGATTCTGTTGAGGAACATTTGCCTTGGGCTTGGCATTCCTTACAGCTTCGCCGTAGACCCTTCCGCTATGTCTGGCCCGACTGCCCGACTAGAAATGCAACAAGCAGGGCGAACCTTCCGAAGATACCAGAAGCTACTAGATGATAAAGTGCTTCGCCCGATTAAGAACATCGTGATTGCAGACGCAGTTGCAAGGGGATTGATTGAAGAAAATGTTGGGACAAGGACAACTAGGGGCATATTCAATTTTGGGGCGAATGTCTCCATAGACTTATCTAGAGATAGCCAGTCTGCGATCTCGGAATTTAAGAGTGGCTTGCGGACAGCGGCAGATATTTATAGTGAGCGAGGCCAAGACTTTGAAAGTGCTATGAGACAGAGGGCTATTGAGGCCAAGCTAGTGAAGGACTTGGCAGAGAAGTATGGAGTAGCACCAGAGACGATTTCCGATATTGTTACGCCTACGCCTCCTCCACCGCAACTACCTCCCGCCCCTGCACCCAAACCAGTTGCATCCACAAAGGACGAACCAGAGGAGGGCGACGATGAGGGTGGCGATCAGAAGCCAATTCCATTAGACCCGATTGACCCATCCTCCGAGGAGTTAGAGGTTAAAAAAAAAGATACTGAAGAGGCGTTAGCCAAGCTCGACCCGGCATCCATAAAGATGCTAATCGCTGGAATGATGGGCGGGATTGAGTTGGGTAGATACGATGGGATTGATTTTACACCACCACAAGGAGCTAGGGAGGCCGCTAAACGAGCCTTGGATGTAAGAGAGACAAAACCAGCCAGCCAACGAGGAATGACCCCGGTAGGCATCGCTAGGGCGAGGGATTTACAAAATGGGGTTAAGATGTCGCCCGACACGGTTCGTAGAATGAAAGCCTTTTTCGATAGGCACGAAGTGGACAAGAAAGGTGCAAGTTGGGACGAGCAGGGAAAAGGATGGCAAGCGTGGAATGGATGGGGTGGCGATGCTGGTTATGCTTGGGCAAGGAAAGTAGTTAAGCAGATGGAGGCTAGGGACAACAAAGAATTAGCAGAACCAGAGGCTTGCCCAATAGCAACTCAAGATATTAGGGTAAACCTAAAGAACCGACAGACAGCGGTGAATGTCGCAAACTACGGCCCAAGCAATCCCGGTCAGCCTAACGACCTATATTGGAAAGCCAAAGCAGACGAGTTCCAAGGGGATGTGGCTACAGCCAAAACAATGCGATGCGGAAATTGTGCGGCCTTTAGCCAAACAAGCAAAATTCTTGGATGTATCAAAAAAGGAATTGGAAGAGATGCGAACGAGGTTGCTCAAGCTGGCGACCTTGGATATTGCGAGATTTTTGATTTTAAGTGTGCCGCCAAAAGAACTTGCGATGCGTGGATTTCTGGCGGGCCAATTAAAGATAAAGCCAAGTAATTGACAAAAGGGATTAACCTTATGCCCCTACCCCTACCTTCCGCAGACGAATCCGAACAAGACTTTGTATCCCGCTTTATGGGAGACGAAGAGGCAGTATCCAAGTTTCCAGATGAAACACAAAGGGCGGCAGTTGCCTATTCGACCTATCGGGACGAGGAGATGGAAGAAATGGAGCTAGGTGGGGTGAGTATTTTGGAGGTGGGAGAGGCTAAAGGACACGACCTTTTCGTTGATAAGACCAGCCTAGAAACCGCCCTCAAACTTATGAGCAACGCCAAGAATGGCGTGAAGGTTAAGATGAACCACGGAAGCGGATTGGACGCAGTTGTCGGCTTTGCCCGCAACCCCCGCATCGATGGAGATAAGCTGGTTGCCGACCTCCGTTTGCTCCGCAACTCCCCCCACTACGGATTGATTAAAGAGATGGCATCCGAAGCCCCCGACCAGTTTGGGGTTTCATTGGCTTTTGTGAATGAATCCGAGACGATTGACGGCAAGGATTACATTCGACCCCAGAGCATCGCCTCTGCTGATTTAGTTTCCAGCCCAGCCGCCACGAATGGATTATTCGAGGAGATGGTGAAGTTTATGGAAAAACTCGGTTATGTGCAGGGAGGCAAGACCATCCCAGCCGTAGCCAAAGAAGCCGTGGAGGAAGCTCCACTTGACAAAAAGGACAAAACAAATATGGAAAACAATTATATGAAAGATATTGAGGACATCAAAGTCCGACTAGGGGCTATCGAGGCCGCTATGAAACCCAAAGAGGAAATGAAGAAAGAGGAGATGGCCGAGGACAAGAAGCCCTCCGAGACTCCTACTCCCGAAATCTCTGTTGAGGTTGAACCCTCCGAAGATAAAAAGGAAGAGATGAGCGAAGTCGTGAAGAAAGTTCTCACCGAGTTCGGCATTAAGCCCATCCCCGCCTCCCCTTCAATCGAAGTTCCTTCCGAGAAAAAGGAAGAACCCAAAACTTTTGAAGCTCTCGTGGCCGCCCATAGCGACTACGGAACAAGCAAGCTCAAGGCGATGAAAGCCGTGATGCTGTCCAACCCCAAAGAATACAGCGAGGCATTGTCTCGCGGTATCACTAAACTCTAATAAAAGGATAATACTAAAATGGCTACAAACATTGATGGTGGTGCAGTTCGCACCTTTAACTTCGCCTCTGCGATTTCGGCTTACCGATTCGTTGAGATTCACACGGACGGCACGGCTCGTGCGGCTGTTTCTGGCTCTGCTCGTTGCATTGGTTCTACCATTGCTGATTGTGCGGCCGGTGACAACCAAGCAGTCAAACTGTTTTACCCAACCTTCTTTGCAACTTCCGAGTACGGAATCACCGCTGGCAACCTCGTTGCTACGACTGGTTCTGGCCTTGTGACCACAGCGGCGGCCAATGTCGGCGTTGTTGGAGTTGCTCTCGAAACTGCTCTTGCTGATGCAGTCATCGAGGTTGCAGTTCCTTTAACCCAGTAATTTAACCAACCCAGAAAGAATATAAAAAATGAGTTACATTAGCGGCGGTTCAACAATTCGTGCCGACATCAACCAAGCGTTGATCGAAGCTCCTCAAGCCGATGTGGGCTTGATCGGTTCGCAACTCCTACCATTGCAGAATGTAGATGCAAAGAGTGGAACATATCTTAAAGTTCAACTTGCTGGTGCAGAGTTGCTCTCCAACAATGCAACGGCTCGTGATGCTGGTTCAGCATACAGCCGAGGGATTCGTTCCTTCAGTTCTGCAAATTATAGCACGGACGAATACGGCTTGGAAGAGTTGCTAGACGATTCATCCGTCAAGGACTTAAATCGTTTCTTCTCCTACGAGAGCGAAACTGCCAAGTTCTTGCTCCGTCAGTTGAAGTTGTCCCACGAGAAGCGGGTTTCTGATCTTCTCTGGGCTAGCTCGACTCCCTTCACCATCGCCGATCAAACTCGTGCAGTTGCCTACACCCAAGCGTTAGTGGCAACAGTCGATGTAGCTCGTGATGTGGCGACCGCCAAGCTGGCTCTTCAGCAGTATGGTTATGAGCCGAATTGCGTTGCAATGTCTGCCAATGTGTTTGAGTTGATTCGTCGCTCCACCCTCCTCCAGAACCAGTTCTTCGGAGTTATCTCGAATACTGGTGCTAGGTTGTTGAGCGAAGCTGAAATTGCGGCGGCTCTGGGAGTTCAGAATCTCCTCGTAGGCCGTGCGGCTTACAACACCGCTGGCAAGAACAAAACCTATTCTGGTTCGTTCGTTGTTCCAGACACCAAGATCATCGTAGGTCAGATTGCTGGTGGTGAGTTCACCGC